TGTACTTGATTTTCCATTCGAGTGCTTTCTTGCCCGTGAACCCCATCACGAGGAGCGAAAAGCCGTCGCGGTTCATCAGGTATTCGGGGAATGTTTGACCGCGATACTCATGCTTGGATTCCCCGAAGAATTTAGTAGCCGATTTTTCGGCTACTAAAATATCGCGAATGCTTTGCAAAACATGTTTATGCTCTTTCCCAAAATTCTCTGCAACTCTTCTGCTAGAAACGACGACCTGACCATCCGTGACTTGTACCAGTTTATCCATTACGCAATTCTCCTTCCATTTTCCTCGAAAGGATGCTATAATGATTATGCAATCCTTTCGAGGTTGTGAACATATAGAGTGAGTTGTCTCCTTCAAAAGCAAACTCACTCTATTTTTTTGTGTTCAGAGGCAAATACGCCTCCTCTCTCGGCACGTCTTCCATCCACTGAGGATAACGCTTTTTCAAGTCGTCATACACTAGATTTCCGACATACTCCGCAGTTGAAATCCCATTCATGGCACTGTGAGCTTTTGCAAGCCCGCCAAGTCTGAGGCTCAATCGGACATTCGGTCTTATGATTTTCACTTTTCTCACCTCTTTTCTATGTATAAAATACATTATAATTCTTTTTATGTCAATAGTGTATTTATTTTGCGTTTGATTTTTTTCTTCTGGCAGCTATAATACATAGTAGAGAGGTGATGTATATGTCGTTCGCTAGTACTCTAAGATCACTGCGAAAAAAACATAACTTGACTCAAAGCGACCTTGCAAAAAAGCTCGGAGTAACACAGAGAACTATCAGTTATTATGAATCGGGAAAGGGAACTCCTAGCGACACAAAGATTCTCAATACATTGGTAAAGCTATTCAATGTGACTTTAGATGAACTTCTTTTAGATTCACAGGGAGTTTCTAAGCTCACTTTGCTAGTAAACAAGTTAATTGATGACACAAAAAACAACAAACTCGAATGGGAGCCTTTTGTTCTAGCAAGAAATGAGTACACTACAGACAGTGGCTTTCATGGTTTTTCTCTCTATGCAGATATATTCCATCTAGATAGTTTTTCTCAATATGATAACTATAGTTTTCTGATGTCCGATTCTTTTTTTGCCTCCTATAAGGATGGTGGTTATTTAGTTGCAAAAATCTTATCACCAACAAACGATATAGACATTGCCCTGTTTATTTTCCATAATGATAAGTTCTCATATATAGCAAATAAGGACTCAATCAAGCAGTTAGATGATTTATACTTCATCCTTACCAATCCATCACTTGGGGTTTCTACATTTATTGACGAATATCTAGGTGACGACTTATCCAATAAAGGATCTTCTCCTAAATTAGTCTTTGCTCCCGATAAAGATTGCCCCTTCTAAACTGCCCGAAAAATTTCTACGCGAAATTTCTGCCCGACCACAAAAATTTATTTCAACTCAAAAAACGAACTCTGACGCGGCATACCGTACCCACGTGCCGTGTAGCTCCCCATGTGACGACCGAAGCTCGTCCCATTGCCGCCCCATCCATGAAACCCCGTGCTCCAATCCATACCGCCGAACGGCTTGCCCTGAAATGTGGTTTGTGTCCCTGCTGTCTCGGCGGTCTTTTGCGAGGCAAAACTCTTTCCCGTATAGAGATTGGTTGCAAGCGAGAACGCACCCGTGAGCATACTGTTCATCATGGCACGCCGCCCCGCCGCACGATAGTCGCTCGCATTCGCCCGATGAAACGCGGATTGATTCTGAAAGTCCGTCGCCTGTTGGAACATATCGTCAACACGCTGCCGCCCGTTATAGAGGTTCATGCCCGTTTGCTCATTGATTGCATAGCCCGTATCTGCAAGAGCCGCCGCCGCGCTACCCGAGGCGGTGATGCCGCTCGCCCCGATGGCCGCACGCTGCTGTCCTATCCGCAGGAGTGCACGCCGCCGCTCGTTTTCGGCATTGATCTTGTTGTTTTCCGACTGCCTCTCTGCCGTCTCCTGCGCCTTGTCCGCATTCATCTGTGCGATCTGCGCATTCTGCTCCGCCTGCCGTGCTGCCGCCTGTGCCTGTGCCTGCTGCGCCCGCCCCTGCATCCACGAGGCAAAAAGCGTTCCCACTACCATTGCCGCTACACCCATAGCTACTCACTCCTTTTTGAAAAACTCAAACAGATGATAAGGAAGCCCGTACAATCCCATCGGCTGCGGCTCATGAACGACCGCCCCGAGCCATTTGAGCCACGCGATCGTCGCGTCATTGCCTTTGTCGACGTAGTTATAGAGGTACTCCCAGTCATGCAAAAACGCGCGGATTCCTTCGCGCGTTTTCTTGCCCGTATAGATTTTATGCTTCGCGGTCTCCGCTGTCGCAAGCATCCAGATAATACCGTGCCGCAGGAACGGATTTGTCTCGATAACACCAAAAGCCGAAATGATGACACCGTCGCAGTAACAGGCATAGGCCGCTTTGCTGTTACGCCAACAACGCATCACCTCCGCTTCGACGTTCGGCCCCGTCATGCCGACGAGCTCGCGGCGATCTTCGGGACGCAGATGTGCGGCAAGATAGCGAAGATCGTCATCCGTTGGCGAGTGATAGGTAAATTCAGCCACCTGCTTCCACCTCCGGCACAATGGATAGGATCGTCAGTGGGAGCGGATCCGTCTGCTTGATCGTAAGATAGACGGTATCCTCGTAACTTGCACTTGGAATGACGACGTGTCGTTTTCCACTGTAAAGAGCAATCGGATTGTCATAGTTTTCCGTCGAACGCCACTTGATCTCATCCAGCCGCTTTTCATTCACACCGTAGAAGCCGCCGCGTGTGTCACGAAATAGGATCGTCATGCGCGAGACGCGCTTCTTGCGTCCCATATAGGAGCCGTCCTGTACGCTGAACTCAATCGGCATCGTTTGGACTACACTCTCATACGGCAAACCCACAGTGATCTTGCTAAATTTTTTCGGCAGCTTGAGAACACCGTCACTGTTTACTCGCAGCTCCTGCAAAACATTCCCATCGGCAAGAACAGCAACATCCTTGCCAGAGAGCCATACAAGCCCTGAGAGCTTGTCTTTTTCCTCTCCTTGATAAATATATCCACCGTCTACATAAAATTGCTCCTGCGGTGCCGTGTTTCGTATCTGTGAGCCCATCTGCTCAACATAATGTACACCATCCCTCTCAATGACCGCCCAGAGTTCTTCTTCACGGTCGCCCGAGATCGTGCATACGTCCGTGAACTTTCCCGCCGTCGTGTGTTTATGCCATGCGTAGACATCCTGCTCCTTGATATAGGTCATGCCAAGCAGCATGCCATCCTCCCGCACGCACCAGACAATCGTGTTCGGTGTCTGCTGATATGTGAGTGCGAGCATCGTATGCCCCTCGAAAAGATGTGCGGCAAGGAGAGATACGTCATCCCCTGTGTACTTGTCCACGTCATAGCTATACGTGAGATCACGGATGACACTGCCTTGATGCTGCACATAGACGATGCGTCCGCCGATAACAACCGGCGTTAGATTGTTGATGCCGCGATACTCCTGCGGCTCTGCCTTCTGATTCGTCGGAGTGAATGCCTCGTTGCCGCCACCGACCTTATACTCTCCGCCAGAGGTTAGCATGAGCATTTCGCCGAACGAAATGATGGCGCGAATACCGTTCATCTGACCGCCCGAGAGCGTGCCCGTGATTGCATCGCTGTCCTGTTGCGGGGTATTGACCCAGAAATTGTAATAGTCTCCCGACTGCGAAGCCCAGTAGGTCTGTGGTTTTGACCTGCTTCCCGCAAAGACAAGGCGGTCTTCAAAGAAGCTCACCGCTTGCGGGTATCCCTTCTTTCCACTCCACGCCGAGAGGGAAAAGTCATTTGTCGCCTCCGTATCCGCAAGCGCGCGCATGATCGTCGCCGTCGCACTCGTTTTCGATGAAATACCCGTGATACGTGCAACACCGTAGTAATCCTGCGCGAATGTCTGAATGGTTACATAGCCACGCTGCCGCTCGTTCTCATTTGCCCATACAGAGGTGTCAAATTCAGTGCTGCGCACACGATATTCGGCAATATCATCGCCCTTGTTCGTATAGTTCAGCGTATAGTTCTGCGTGCGGTTCGCGTGTTGTTCTTGGAGTGCGATCCACTTTCCTGTCGATTTATCGTACTTCTCCACAACAAAGTTACCGTTCCAGAAGCCGAAGGACTCCACATAGACCGTTCCACCAGGTACACAGCGCACGACAAGCGGTGCCGCTTTGGGGTTGCCCGATTGGAGTTGTCCGCTCATCGTGTGCCCGAGGCGCAGGAGACTGCCGACCATATCCGCCGTAAAGTAACTGTCACTCGCCGTGAGCGTTACCGCCCCCACCGTTGCGGAGGCCCCAATCCTGAGCCCGTCCTTCGTGTTGGAATCCTCAAACGGCCCGCCCGTGACATCCATGCGCTCGAGCTTCCAATCCGTTATCCCATAGCGCGTGAGTGTCATCGGCGGATGATTGACGTGTACGAGAAAGAGCACGTCAGCCGACTGCGTATACTTGATATCGGGCAGGTCATCCTCAGCGTATTCGGTTGGAATCGTCAGCGGCTTTCCGTTCTGCACGACAATCCCGCCCCGCGTAAAAATCCGCACGCGTCCTGCCGTGAACTCAAGCACATAACTCTGCTCCGTCGAATACTGAAACGGAATCAGACGCGCCTTTCGCCCGCCCTGCGTCTTTGCCACATGACGAAAGCCGGGACGGCGCGTTGCACCTCCATAGCGCAGGACGATCATGTTTTTCAAGGTCGACGCACCTACGTCATATTTCTGTAAATCCGTGCGTCCGTAGAGCGCAGGGGTAAGCTCCCCACCTGCAAAACTCGGCTTCAACGGATACATTTGCCCACCCGCCATTATATTTCACCTCCGAAACGCGCTGCGATGAGCGAATACGGCTCTTTCTCCTCCGCGTTCTGCTCGTCCTCGTTGTTCGCCACCGCATCCAAAAACAGCGTCATATACTGCTCCTCGCAGTAGCCGGGCATCTGCGCATTGCCCGTGAGCCGGAACGCAATCGCCCCCGCAAGCTTCCAACTAAGCGCCTCGATAAATTGCTCATCAAAAAGCCCCGTGTCCTCGATGTCCGCCGTATACTCCGCCGAGACGTTTGACACGTTCGTATAGATGACGCGCCCTGCCGTGTCGCTGACAATCTGATACCCCGTATATGCAGGGATGTTATCGAAATACGCGTTATAAAGCTTACGCAGAGCAAGGCATGACGAGGGATAGCGATAGGCATAGGAAAAGCCCTGTGGCTTCACTGTGAGCTCTGCAAGCTGCACGCGGCGTGTTGCCCACGTCCACGGATATTTGCGCAGCACAACACGGCGGCAGTGGTCATAGAACTGACTGCACGCACGCGCAGGTTCGCTTGCCTCTGTGAGCACCTCGATATTCTCAATGCCAATGCGCGAAAGTGCCATATTACAGACATCAACCTTATCCATTGGGTTCACCTCCCAAAAGAGAACGGGGCTGACGCATGAAAAGACACATCAGCCCCACTCCTTATTTCTTTCGCCCTCTCTTTTCCGTCGTCGGTACATCCGTTACAGGCATTTCCTCCTTATGCGGCGTATCCGGCGCAGGCAGTGCTTCATCCACAGGAGCGGTATTCAGCGCCTCGTACTCCTCATACGTCATATGCGACGCATCCTGCACAAACGGCGCAGTCTCTTCCAGTGCATCAAAATACGGAGGCGTTTCCACCTCCGCAGGAAGGTCAATGACCTCACCCTTCTCGTACAGGCGGTTACGGAACTGGCAGGTCGTATTGACACGGTACCGCATCAAAGATTCACCGCCGTTCCCGTGCTCATGTATGCCGTGAGCTTACCGCCTGTCGGGTTCGTTCCCGCAATCACGAGACGTACATAGCGGTTGCCCGCACGAATCGGCGCATAGAACTGTGCAAGCGTCGCCGCCTTCTTCGTCTGGTTGACCGAAACCGGAACGGTCACACTCATCTCCGTCACGGGCGCGGCAAATGCCTCTGTCGCCGAGGACTGCACCGTGATCGTCTCCACCTTGCCCGATGTCACGGGCGCGGTCAGCTTCACATCAATGAAGAGCGGATGCACGAACGCACCGCCAAGCCCGATGTCGAGCACGCCGCTCGTGACCGATGTCGCCGTTGCAACGTCATTGCAGAAAATCAGTTCGTTGTCGATATAAGCCATAATGCTTGCTCCTTTCCTTAGACGATCTTGCTTTCCGTGCCGAGAATCGCATCGCAGCGCAGAATCGGAACGCCCCAGAAGTGCGTGATCTTCTTACCGCCGAACTCATCAATGGAGAGACGTACGTTCGTCTTCTTTGAGGCGAGAATGTCAAGGTACGTCTGCACCTCACGGTTGCCAAAGAACGCCATCGTGCACTTATCGGGGTTGTCGATCTGGTTGTAGGCACGGATGAGATTGTCGACAAGTGCATCCGCCGCCGCGCCCGCAAACTGCGTCGTGTCGATGTTGGCAACGCGCACAACATAGCGCGGGTCACGTACGCACAGCCCCATATCCCAGTTGTACTGCGACTGATAGCCCCAGTACTTGCCGCCGTCCTTGTCGACCATCTGAACGCGCCCGTTGTCGCGGTACTTAAAGCCCGCACTCGTCCCCTCGGGGAAAATGCCATAGACGGTATCCTGCCCGTAGCCGACAAGCCACAGAGAGGTCAGTGCATTGCCCGTACCGCCCGCGTCAATGATCTGATCCGCCCAGATTTTATCCTGCGCCGTCTTGCTGTAGTAGTAGGCAGAGAGCCCTGTAAAGCCCGCAGGGTTGACCTTTTCGTCGCCATAGAAGAAGGTCGTCGCCATCTTCTGATTCATTGCCTCTTGATAGGCAACATTCTCCGAGAGCCGCCACGCGTTGCTGTTGCCGTTAATCTGCATCAGCTTCTCGTCAATCTCGGCAAGAGCCTCCATGCCACCGCAGGTGAAGGACTCCGTCTTACTCTTGGACTTGCCGGGCTTCGTTCCCTTGTTGATGATACGCCATGCCACATCCGGCAATTCCGCACGGATGAGTGCCGTCTCCATTGTCTTCTCGTTGCACTGTTTGAACGGCATCACGTCAAGAATACGGTTCGTCTTGCTCTGCAGCTCAATAATCTTCTGCTGCGCGAGCTGCCCCTGCGCACCGAAACGCGCTGCCCAATCCTGCAAAGTTACGCAATCACTCATGTTTTATTCCTCCAATTCTTAATACTTGCTGTTCGCAAAAAGAAGATCCGCCGCCGTGGGCTGTGTCGCCGCCTTCCCGTCGGGCGTATTATCCTCCTTCATGAGATGGCCGATGCGCTGCAAGAATGCCTGCACCGCCGGATGATATGCCGCCCCCGACTCGATCAATGCGTTCATGGCGTCACTGCCGCCGAACGTGTCCACGGCGATCTTCGCCGCCGCAAGGTTCTCGGGAGTGTTCAGCCCCTTCTTGGCACACTCGCTCATCCACTGATTCTTGATCTCCTCCGCCTGCCGCTGCTGCTCCATCACAATGTCCGCGTGCATCTTGAGCAAGCTGTTCGCCTGTTCCTGCGACATCTTCGCTTCCTTCGCAACGGCGGTGAACGCCGCTTTCTGCTCATCCGAGACGGTGAGCCCCTCAGGAAGGTTGAATTCGTAGGTCTCTGGTACAAGCGGCGGCTGAAAGCCGAACGGGTTGTCCTGCACGGGCGGTGTTGCAGGAGGTGTGTCCTGCTGTCCACCTGGGGGATTGCTCGGCAGATTCTCCGGCGGCGGTGCGGGTGGTATGCCCTCTCCGCCCTGCGGATTAGTATTCGTCGTCTCGTCCATCTTCTAATTCCTCCATTCTTCTTTTCTGCTCGCGGCGCATCTTGTACTCAAGCGCAAGCCCGTCATCAGATTCGCTTACCGATTCAATGCGGCGGATGTGCCGTAAAATCTCCTCTCCAACGAAGCGGCGACCGCTCGCAAACGCGTCTTCATGCACGTTGCCGCTCGTGTAGTGCTGATCGACACCGCAGAGGGCAAGCACCTCCGATACAAAACGTCGCCCGTCATAGTTCCGCATCACATGTTCCAGTGCGGCGAAATCCATACATCAACCACCTCCCATAATGCTGCCAATCGTGTTTTCATTGATCGGCGTTTCCGAGAGCAACCGTGCCGCCTCTACACTGTCTTTGAGGGGCTTTGCCATTGCTGCCGCCTGCTGCATCTGCTGTTCCTGTTGCATCTGCTGTGCACGTTGCGCACGCATTTTCTGTACCTCCTGCTCGTCACGCATGATCGCCTCGGGAGTACCGGACATCTGCGCGTGCTCACGAATTGCCGCGTCAAGGTCAAGATTATCCATAACCTCGGGCGACGCACCCATGAGATTCCCTGCAATCGCAAGCGTTTTCTCCATCGCATTTGTCCCAACAGCCTTCTGTGCCTGTGCAAGAAGTGAGATAAATTCCGCCTTGATACTCTCCTCCTCTCCCCTCAGTTCTTCGGGCAGCGGTGGCAAAAGCCCATTGCGGTAACAAATCTCAAACGCACGCCTTGTAAGCGGTGCAAGCACCTCGTTGTGCATCTGCTCCAATACAGGAGAGAGCATGAGCAGCTTCTCCTCGTGTCGCTCCGCAACCTCACGCGCCGTCATCTGCGGGTTGTCCTGCTGCGCAAGCATCACAAAGAGATCGTTGTAAAAAGCCGCGCCGATCTGCTGCTGCTTGTATTGAATTGTCTGCATAACCTCGCCGCGATCCCCCGTCGCCTCATAGAGCGGACGAATACCGTTGATGAGGCTGTCGGGAACGAGCGTTTCTTTGCCCGGCAGACGGTTGACCTTCCCCACAGAGGACGGCACAATCAGCGCGGGGTCAGAGCGGTGCTCAAGGAGACGGCAGTTGATCTTCTCGATTTTCTGCAGCTGCATACAGTTCCCGAGTGCGTTATGCCCAGGACCGACACCGTAAATCCCATTGGCAATCACCGTCCAACGCGGCATCAGAAACGGGACTTCGTGATAACCGCTGACCTTCAAAAACACATCGGTTTGCGTATCCTCGAAATAGTAGGATTTGTATTTGAAGTTCAAAAGCGCATTGGAGTCGGGGCGATAGTCGGCATTCTTCTCAATGAGCATTGTCACAGGAAAATAATCTTTGAGATTCTTCGCACGGTACGCATGACGCACCGCATCACTCACAACATCCTCGCCGAACTCATCCACCATTTGCCAGGCATTGAGTTTGAACCTGCGTGCGAACTGCACCACACGTCCGCGTGCATCCACATTACCCGCGTACTCGCCGCAGGTGTAGGGACGCGCCCACACACCCGTATGAAAATCCTCAAGGAGAAGTGCCGCCCCCGTGCCGAACTGCGTAAGCTCCGCCTCGATGTTGAGCAGCATATTGTAGATGTTGCTCTTGGCATAAATCCCCATGAGTACATCTTGACACTCCTCAAGCCAGAGTTTGACTGTATGATACTCCGCAAGCTCCTTGTCCTGAAGCCCGAGCGCAAACCACGGACGCGACGGCGATGTCAGCCCCGAATGCAGCCCTGCCGCACATTTGCCGCTCGCCTCCATCGGGTACGGGTCAAGCAGACAGTAATCGCGGCGTTCGCCGTCCTGCGTCTTGTCCTCGTCAAACCGCCCGCGTGTCGGGTTAATGTACTTGCTGAGCTGTTTCCATGTCCCCTCAAACTGTGTGCGCTCCGTCATCATCTGTTGGACGATATTTTTCTTGCGGCGGATTGCATCCGCATCGCGCAGCATCTCCTGTATTGCTTTCGGCATCTGTGCCATAGCAATCACTCACCCAACAGAGCCTTTTTGATGCTCCCCATCATATCCGACAGGCCGCCGAGCGTCCCACCCGTCTTATCCGTCGACGCACGCCCTTTTGCCTTGGCAAGCTTGTCATGGATAGACTGCCGCTCACCCGCCGTTGCACTGTCAATCGTCGCCGCAGCCGTAGACCCCGGCGCACTGATTTTCTGCGGCGGTGCGCTTCCACCACCGCCACCACCGCCACCGCCAAATCGCTGCAAATCAAACTGCATATCCATTCCTCCTTTCAGAATGTCACATATCCGCGAACGGATCATATTCTGCTCCTGCGGCATCATCTCCTATGCCACCCACCGTTGGAACATATACCGGCCGGGCAAACGTCAAGACAAAACCATCGGCAAGGTCAGGGCTTTTCCCCGTCCGCTCCTTGAGTTTGTCTTTCGGCTCTAGAATGATACGCCCCGTCGGATTGAATTTGTACTCCACCGTTGAGAGCTCGGTTTTGAG